CCTGCGCGTGCTTGTGTAGCTGTTCGCGCCGCTTAGGTTCGATGACGCGTCAAAACCGAGGATCGCGGCCATCGCAGCACCCTGCGCGCCACTCCACGTCAGCGTGAAGTTTGACGCAGCGCTGAGCCCATACTCGCACTCAAGCGGGTCGAAGCCGACGACGAGGCCCGATATCAGCGCGGCAGCACTCGTCGCGAACGGGCTGATAGACACGCCATCGGCCGCTGTCGCCGTGAACGCACCGTGCATATACGCGCCCGACGTAAATCCAAGGTTGCCGGCTAGCGATCCGCCGAACACCGCCGCGTTGCTGCCGCTGACGGTGCCGAGATTCAGCGTCGCGAAGTCGAACGCTGCGCTGTAAAGGTCACGCGGCATCACATCCCTCGCCCGAGACGACCGTGCGCCTCGCTGATCATGCCGCTGATATCGCGCCCGAGCTGCGCGCGGTCTGCAGCGTACACGAGCCCGCTGCTGCCCCAGTTGATGACGACCGTGGTGCCTGCGCCCTCAGCCGTGCCAGGCGTCAGCGCTGGCCCGCCAGTGGCCGCTGCGGGCGCGCCACCGCCTCCACCGCCACCGCCAAACGCGCCGCTCGATGCGCCGACGACGCCTGCTGCGACGCCGACAGCGGCCCACTTTGCAGCCGCCGCGAAGTGACCAGCCGCTGTCGGTGAGCCGACCGCGAGCGCGCTGATGCCGAGCGCGGTCTGCTTCAAGCCCTGCACGATGGCCTCCGTGGTCAGCGCGCGTGCGACGTCGCGCACCATGCCGAGCGCGGCTTCGCCCATGCTCTTAGAGCCGTCGAGCCACGCGGAAACGCTGGACGAGAACGCGCTTTCGAGCGCGCTAAACACCGCGTCGTTGATCTCCTGCATCCGTGCCGCTTGCTCTTCAGCAAGACGCAGCTGCTCGTCCATGCGCTCTTTTTCGAGGCGCGCGCGTTCTTCATTCAACTGCGTCGCGATCTCAATTGAACGGTCCTTCGCGGCGCTCTGCTCTTCGATTTCGAGCTCACGCATCATGCGTCGAACGTCGGCCTCTGTCGCCATGTCCTCCTCGAGACGCGCGAGCTCACGCTGCGCAGCCTCCGAGTCGTAACCCATCGGCGTCGTCGCTGGCGCTTCGGCTGCTGCGGCACGACCACCGCCACCGCGTCCTCCCGGCGTAGCGCCAATGCGGCCCTGACCTTCGGCCTCCTCGACCATTGCAGCGATTGCGGCGCGACGACGTGCCTGCTCTGCGTTCAAGAGCGCATTTTCCGACAGTTGCGACTCGACGCGACGGCTGCGCGAAACGAGATCGTTGACCTGTCGATCAGCAGCAACGATCAATTGATTCAATTCCTCAATGCGATTGATATCCGCGGAACTGAGTTCTGAAACGCGGCGGCGATTCAAATCAGCCAGTTCCGTTGCGAGTTGCGTTCTCTGCTGTGCGGTCCTCTCAATAACCGCTGCAATATCGCCAATGTCGCCGCCACCACCACGGACGCGCGCTTGGATCTCCGCATTTTCCGCGGCAGCATCTCGAGCATCGAGGAACGCTTTACGCAAGTCACTCAACGCTGGGATTGCTGTTTCGCGAATCTTTCGCGCAGCATTTTCCTGTTCTGTCGTGTAGTCCTGCCAGAGTTTGACGCCTGCCGTGACCGCGACGCTGACGACGCCGACTGCCATGCCAAGCGGCCCAAGACCCGCGGTCGTGAGCCCTTGAATGACACCCGTCGCACTGCCAGCAATGCTGACAACTTGACCCAGCCCCGGCACGAGCTGACCGACAGCTTGACCAGCAAGGCCGAGCGCGCTGCCAAAATCACCGATCTTTGGTTGCGCAGTCTTGGCAGCTTCACCGACCTTAGCAGTCGACTTCGCCGTTTCTTCCGCAGCCGACGCAGTCTGCTTGAGCGAGGTCTGCGCTTGATTCGCGTCGACAGTGACGACGACTTTGACTTCTTGGTCAGCCATTCGTCACCCCTTCCGAGAAGCATCAGCCATGCGCCGCTCGGCCTCACGCCGCTCGCGTTCCGCACGCATATCCAGCGCTTCGACGTGGTTCTGCGCGCCATCGATCGCCAGCATCGCCTCGAGCACGACCGCGAGCTGCTGGTCGACGTCTACCGCGCCGTTCTGCCAGTGTCGCCGCAGCACCAGCGCCTGCGCGACGACGGGGTCGCCGTACGCGCGCCACGGGCACGACGTCGGCGGCTCACCGAGCATCCGCACGATGCCGTCACGCATACGCGCCACGGACGCTCCGAGGCCGCTCAGGGCCGCGCGACGCACCGGGGCGCGGCGCTCACCGCCGCAATCGCAGTCCCACGCCTGACGCACCGCTGCGGCCTCCGGACGGGCTAGGTCGAGCCCGCGTCGATGGTCGATGTGCCTGACGTGCTCGGAGCGGGGGAGTCCGCATGGGACAGGGACTGCCGCGCTAGCACGAACACCGAGGTAGCCGGCAGAGGCGCAAAGCCCTCGACGAAAGGGCCGAGCTTACTCCGCGCGTACGCCACCGCTCCGATCTCGTAGACCGCCTCGACGGACACGCATTCGCAGAGGTAGTCGAGCGCGTCGCTGTCAAGCGACGGCCTGCTGTCGCCGCTTTCGCGCGGGAAGATGGCCTCTGTCTTCCACGACAGCGGCGGCGCTACCTCAGCGCGCACCAGGGCGTAGCTGATGGCGCGCAGCCACCGAGACTCCGCCGTGGGCAAGCTGTCGCACTGGGCGCGCTCGTAGGCCCGCAGAGGGCGCAGCACGAAGACGCTCGCGCGCTTGCCCGCGACAAAGCGGAGCAGCGCTTTATCGCGCGTGCCGTAGCGGATATCGCTGACACGCTCGCCCGTCGCGCCGAAATGCGCGTCGAAGTCGCGGCCCATCGCGGCGCGGTCAATCGCAGGGTCGAAGCTGACGTAGCACTCGAGGTGCTTCGTCGGGTCTGTCTCGTGCGTCATGCGGTGCGCCTCCTCAAGCGCCGCGCGACGATAGCACGTCAGAAGACGTGGATGCGGAACGCGCTGCGCTGCGCGTCGTTGGACGGCGAGCTGATGGCCTCGTCGTTGCGACCGGCCCAGCTGACGAGAAAGCCGTAAAGGTCATTCGCTGGCGTGCGCGGCGGCACCACCGACAGCTGCACGGTCGGCGCACTCAACAGCACGATGCCGCCAGTGGTCATGCCGATCTGCTGAAACAGCGACAAGTCCGTGCGATTCGTGTCCGCGGTGATCCAGTTGGTCGCGGTGTCGTCATACACCTGCACCTGACCCGTAATCGCGCGACCGCGTGCGCGCTTCCAGCCGATCATGCCGCTGTTCGCGGGGCCTTCCGGCGACGTGACCGGAAGATTTGCCATCCCCGGCGTCCACGTCGAAGACGAGTGCGAGACGAGATTCCGCGTCTGCGTGCTCGTCAGCGTTCCCGTGCCGAGGATGAGCTCGCTCGTCATGTGCGCAATCGGAGAGAAGCTGCTGATGGTCGACGCGCTCAGCGAGAACGACGACGTGCGCACCCACGATGCGCCGGTCAGTTGAGTCGACAGCTTCGCGATCTGGCCTTGCGTAATGTCGACCGCGAGTGTGCCCTGCATTCCAAGGCCCGCGTATTCGTCGCCAGACTCTTGGCCTTCAACGATCATTTGAAGCGTCGAGAGAAAGCCCGCGGTGTTGTTTGTGAGCGAGAACGACGTGGCCCAATACACGGCCGCGCCAGCGCTTGGAGCCGTGCTGTGCGCGACCTTCGGCACGACCGCGTTAGCAGTGCACGACAGGATTTCGCGCGCCTCGATGAGCCCGTTAGGCAGCACGACGGCATACGCCGCGCCGGGGCTGCCGAGCGTGTTGCCGTGGCCTGCCGTGACGTTGACGCTCGACGTGGTCGAGCCAGCCTGCACCGTCGTCGCAGCGGCTTGCGGCGTGCCCTGCGTCTTGACACCCATGAGCGTCGTCAACAGACGGTCAAGCGCCCACGACGTCGGCCACGCGTCATTGCCATCCTGCGGCGTGCCCGTGCCAGCAAGATACGTCGTTAGCGCGAGGGTGCTGCTCTTCTTCGCGAGCACCATCTTGCTGTTGGTGTACGAGTGCAGAAACTGCTGTTGCAGCTCGGGCTCGAGGTGATCGGTGAGCGGGACGAAGGTGCCGCTATTCTCGACCACCGGCAGGTCCACGAAGTTCGCGGGCGTCGCCGTTTCGTCGGTGGCAAACGCGGCCTCGACTGCGATTCGCGTACGCCCGAGGGCTGAAACTTGAACGGTCATGGGGGAGCCTCCTTATGCGACAGCCGACGTCGTCACGACCGTGCCGCTGAATCGCTGCTCGAGCTGGTACAAGCCGCCGCCCTCGGTCTGTCCAGACCGTGGCGCATCATCACGCAGGACCGTCGTGCCCTGCCACGCAAGCACGCCCGAAACGATGCCGGTGACCGTGCCTGAGTACGTCGTCGCGACCTTACCCGGCCATGCAAGCGCCTGCGCAACGAGGTCGCTGGCGTACGCGGCCGTCGCTTTCACGGCCTGATAGTCGACGGCAAACAGCGCCTGCGAGTCGAGCAGGTACGTGTAGGTCAGCGTGACCTCGATGCCGCGGAACCATACGTTCGTCGGCTGCTGCGGCCGGTCCGGCGACACTGGGTACGCGATCGCAATCTCGACGCGCGGCGTCGCCGTGGTGCGCATCGAGAGCGTCATGTCGTCCGCGCCGCCGGCGATATCGCAGGACAGCAGGCCCACCGGCACGGCGCGCACACCGGCGATCTTGCCCTCGATGACCTCGCGCAGCGCCGCGCGAATAGCGGTGTCGCTCAGCGACGTAGGCAGCGCAAGCGGCGTCGGCGGCGTCGGCGGCACCGGCACGACGGGCTGCTGCGTGCCGACTGGGATTGCCGTCAGCGCGCGCGTGGTCGCGTCGTAGCCGAGAAAGAGCGGCGCAATCGACGTACGTTGCAGCGCAAAATCTGCCATGGTGCCTCAGAGCGGGACGACGCCGTCAGCCCACGGAATTAGGCAGCTTCCGCCTGTCGTCCCGACGTATACGCGCGCATCGGTTGCGAGGTCCGTCGTGTTTGGATACCCGCGGTTGACGCTGGCGCCAAGTATGCTGGCAGCAGCGCCCACGAAACCAGGCTGTGTCTGCGCGATAGTGCGACCAAAAACGAGCGGGAACGCTACGTCCTTGCCATTCCACGGATCGACGCCAGACGTGTTTGTCGAACCGGCAAAGAGAAAACGAACACTGGCTATTTCGGTTTGCGGGACACCACTCTCCGTCGATGCTGTCCACACGCTCGTAAGCGAATACCACCAGCGCCACGCCGGATTGTTCACCACGAACGGAGCGCCTGACGTTGCGAAAGAGACGACGTACGGAGCCGGATTCGTCGACGTGTAGCTGCCGTTGACAAGCGCGCCGAACACAATCACGCCGCTAACAACGAAGCTGGCGTTCGTGAAGACAAGGTAAAACGAGCGGATGCCCGCTGCATTGTCGTCGCTATCGACAGTAATCGCGTGCGCGCGGCTTGACCCGCTAATCGATTGAGCGAGATACGTCGTCTCGTTTGCCGCCGTGACCTGTGAGTCCGCGACCGTCGAGCTTCCGACCGTGGCTGGTGCGGCAACGGCGAAGCGCACGTCGATGCTAGTCGCGCTGTTGCGCTTGATCGTCAACCACACCGAGCCGCGCGTGACGATCTGCCACGTGTTCGTCGCGGCGATCCACTCGGCCAGCGATAGCGCGGGAGTCGTGCGCCGCACGCCCGCAGTGCCCGTGCCTGCGGATACGAGCGTCCAGCCGTTGGCGAGGAGCAGCGTCATGAGGGCGCTGATGCCATAGCCAATATCGGCTCCAACGGTGCTGATATTCACGTTCGTTTGCTTGGCCATCAGCGCACCTTCCCGTTGATGATGTAGGAGCCGACGCTCTTGAAGATGCGGTCAAAGACGACGCGCGCGGGGTCGGCGCTGTCGGTGAGTTGACCGCTTTTCGTAATCGGCATGAACGGGCGTGCTGGGATACGCACGCTGCCATTTGCTCGCTTTGTGCCGAACTGCTGAAACCCTGCATAACCGACATTCGTGCCGAACGTGATCGTGCGCGCGCCACTGCCAGTCGCGATGCTTGAGCGCAATCGGCCCGTGTCCACAAGCGCGGTCGTGCTGTTCTTGCGGCGACGCTTGATCGTCTCCTCCGACAGCGCTTGCCAGCCCTTAGACTCAGGCGACGATTGCCGCGAGAACGTGTTGACGATGAGCCGATTGATTGCAGCCGCGCCGACCTTCATCGCGGGCGTCATGTCCTGCGTGCGACGCGCCATCGCGGTGAGCGCGCGCGACAGGTCTTTCGGCGACTTGCCCGGTGGGTAGCTGACGGCCATCAGAACAGAATCAGGCTGCGCGTCGAGAAGATGCGCTCGCTGCTCGTGAGCTCGGTGCCGTTGATGATGTCTGCGCCGCCGTCGCCGCCCAGCGGGTCGCGCGTCAAGCCGGGCAGGTCGAGCCGCACGCCGTCAGTCGCATAGATGCTCGACGGGTCAGGGATGGTCGCGACGATCTCCGCAGGAATCGTGACGCCTCTCGCGTAGAACGACGCAAGCTTCAGCCAGACGCCGAAGCTGATGAGCCGCAGCAGCTCAAAGGCGTCGCCGCTCGACGGCTGTTGCGGCGACAGCGTGACGCTTGAATAGCCGCCCTTCACGCACGCGCTGAGCACGACAGAGTCCGCGCTCGCGATATACGCCGCGCGCGCGCCGCTGTCGGTGGCGATGGCCGCGTACTGCGCAGGGCCACGCGTGCCGCCGCCCAGCATCGACTCGATGTAAGCGTCGGTCAGGAACGCCATGTCACGCCTCCTTGCGCTGGAAATAGCCGGGTGCGTCACCCGAAGACGTCAAGGTCAGGAAGGTCATGCCCGACGGCTTCGTGACGAGCAGCCGCACGAGGCCGGTGCCGTCCACGTCGAGGGTCTTCACCATAGCCTCGCAGACCACGCCAGCGAACGAGACGAAGCGCACCACCTCTCCGACAGCTAGCGGCCGCTGTAGCGCCTCTGGCGCGCTCGCAGACGCCTCCGCGTCGGCCTTGGCCTTGCGCTTCGCCCCGGCCATCTCAGCGGCCCGCCTTCTGCGCGCCGTCGAGACGTGCGTTGATTTTCGCGAGCGCCTCCACGATGCCCGCGAGGACGGCCGTCTGCTCGCCCGACGAGGACGACACCTGCGCTGCCGTCTCCGCGATAGCCGCCGCGCGCTTGCGCTCGTGCTCGATGTCGATGGTGTCGAGCTCGCCGACCACCTCGACGCTCGTCAGCGGCAGCACGTCGCGCAGCATCAGCGCGCGGAACTGCGACTCAGCCGTGATCGGACACTCGGCCTCCGGGCGCTTGTTCTCGTTGCACCAGGCTTCAACGTACTGCGCGAGATTCGCGCGCGACGTCTGATACTCAGCCTCGCGCGTCTCGAGCAGGCGCATGAGCGCAGGCAGTTCGCTCTTGTAGATTTGCAGCGTGTGCGTCCCGCTGGCGTACGAGCGACCGTCGTTGAGCATCTGACCCATGTGGCCATCGCGCACGTTGACGCGGACGAGCAGTCGTGACTCAGGTCGCGCGTTTGCGGCGACGTGCCCATACGGCGTGTGATTGTCGAGTTGCATGAATCATCTCCTCTTGATGACGCTGCGTTGTGCAGCGGAACCATCGGCGGGAATTGCACCCGCCATCACGCTTGCGCGCGACTGCAACTCGCATGGTCTGTAGTTCACTCAGCGCATTGACCGCGCTAAGTGTTTGAAATCATTGAAGATTTACAGGATGCCGCCGTAGATACAGGGCCACATGCCAGCGGCGTACTGACCATCGGCGATGAGGCCGAAGGTGAGCGCGTCGTTCTGCATGACCGTGGGCGACGAGAGGTCGATGTCGAGCTGCTCACGCGGCGCGGCACCCTCCACGAAGAACATCGGCTTCGCGCCGCCAGGGCCCTCGCCGACCAAGTACCAGTAGTCGTCCTGCGTGCCGACGAGGCGCGAGTTGACCACGAGGTCAACCGTGCCGTTGTAGGCGTTGCTGACGCCAGCCGACGCGACGACCGCTGCAGCAGCCTCAAGGCCGGTGTTCGCGACCGAGCGACCGCGGATGTCCATCTTCGTGATCTCGCTGCCGACGAGGCGGTTCTTCGGGCCGACGACGAGGTATCGCGGCACGATGCGGAAAGGCTCGCCGTTCTCGCGCTGGTAGCTCGTCATCGCCGCGAAGGCGGTGTCGAACGTGAGCGGCGAGAGAGCCGACGTGGTCTTGTTGCTCTGGTTGCCGCTCGGCCCGTTGGGGTGCGACGTCGAGATGAGGTTGACGCCGTCGTAGCCGACAGGGCCATCGCCGCTGTTCAAGAACAGGCCCTGATGCAGCACGAAGTCCTTGTAGGACTGCGCGGCGCTCATGAACTTGCGGACGCGCGCGGCGACGATGCCCGAGCGGTCGTACTCCGCATCACGACGACGCACCTTGAGCTGCACGGCCCAGCTGGTGAGCGCGACGTTGAGGCGGTAAGCGCGCGACACGCCGGTCTGCCTCGCGCCGCTGAACTCGAGCCAGTTGCCGAGGAAATCCTCGAGGATGATGGACGTGGTCGTGCCACCGTCCGCGGGGATCGTCTCGCAGATTGCGTTGACGAGCGCCTCGTCGGCCGAGCTGGTGAACAGCTCGTCGGCCATCGTGCGGAACACGGTTGCTGCCGCGTCAATGGCAGTTTGATTGATGACGTGTGAAGAGTCAGCCATGTTGAAATCTCCTGTAAATCGTTGGCGCTTATAGCGCTATCAGACGGTCGCCGAGCTGCGGATCTTGACCCACGCGGCCGTAGTGCCGACAGGCTGCACGATCTCGCCGACCTTGACGTCGTTGGTCGCGGCGGCAGCCGTGGTCACGAGGTCCGAGTCGAAGATCACGCACGCAGAGCCCGTGATGGCCGCAAGCGTCGCGTTCGCGCCGAGCAGCTCCTCGTGGCCGAACTTGACGTTGATGGTCTGGCCAGCGGCGGCAGACACAACCGTGTTGGTGGCGATGCCGACGAAGCCGCACGAGGCGGTGTCAGCGCCGGGAAGCGCGAGGCCGGTCGCGAGCGTCACCATCACGAGCGAGCCCTCGTAGATGGTCGTGCCGGTCGTGCAGGTGTAGGTCGCGTAGGAAGCGAGCGAGTCGTTGCGCGTCTGACGCGCGGTCATTGCGGTGAGTGCAGCCATGGTGAGTCTCCTTGAGAACGTGGGATATCAGCGCGCGTCAAGCGCCCGAGTTGCGAGCCGCGTGCTTGCTGAGCATCACGGCGACGTGCTTCTTCGCGGCCTCGCCACGCAGGCCAGCGGCCTTGGCGTCAGCCTCGAAAATCTTCGCGATCGGGTCTTGCGACGCCGACAGCGCGAGGGTGTTCGTCGGGGCCTTCGGGCCGGTGACGAGCGAGCCAGTGGGCGGCTGCGCGGTCGCGGGCAGCGCCGAGTAGATGTCGAGCGCGAGTTGCTCCGACTGATGCGACGCGGACACGAACGCAGCGCGCTGCGCCTCGGTGACGCGGCCCTCGCCGAGCAGGCGCGAGAACGAGGCGTCGATGCGCGCGGTGCGCTCGAGGGCGACGCGCTGCTCGCGCTCCTGCGACAGCTCGGCGACCTGCGCCTGAAGCGTCTTCACGGTGCTCGCGAGTTCGACCGCACGCGCCTTGTGCGCGCTCAGCTCGACGCTCGTGCGCGACAGCTGCGCGTTGGCGTCGGCCGTCATGCCGCTCACTGGGCCAGCGACGAGCATCGCCGCGATCTGGTCGAGCTTCTCGGTGACTGCCGCAAGCACGCCCGCCTCGTCCATGCCGGTCGCCTCAACAAGCTTCGCGAGCACCATCGTCGCAGCGGCCTCGCTGGCCTCCTCGACAAGCTCCTCAGTCTCGGGCATCCCCTCCGCAACAGCCTCTTCGACCATCGCGACGTCGTCCTGCAGCGCGATGCCAGACAGCGCGCGGATGCTGCGCGCGATGCGCGAAAGCTCCTTGAGCTTCTTCTCGTCCATCGCAGCGTCGACGATCTCTTCCGTGATGGCTGCGACAGGCGTGCCCTCGTCGGCCATCGCAGTGGCAAGCGCGATGAGCGCCTCGAAGGCACGCTTCATCTTTTCGGTAGAGGCGTCCTTACCGACGCCCAGCTTGGTCGCGATTTCCATCAGAACCTTGTTCGGATCCATTGCGAGACTCCTTGTTGATCGCCGCGACGGAGTCCCGACGCGGGAGAGAGTGATGGGCGTCATGCCCGGCAGAAATGGGCTCGGCGTCAGGCCGAGCTCGTACAGCTCCGCGAGGCCCGCGACTTCGCCAGTGGCGCGGTCGATCGGCGCGAAGTCCACGACGACGCTACAGAAGCGCTGCGCGCCCGCGGCGATCCTCTTCGCGGCATCAGCAGTCCACTCGACGTAGCCCCACAGCTCCGCGCCGTCTTTACCGTCACGCACCTCAAGCGCTTGAATCCAGCCGGCGGCGTCGATCGGCACGCCCATGTCGTGGCGAGGATGGCCCCAGAGCACGGGCACCGGCTGCTCGCCTGCGTCGTAGAGGCGTTTGATGTCGCCGAAGACCTCGCGCGTGAATTGGAACGGCCCTGCGGGGTGCCCGTTCCACTCGCTCTCATAGGCCATCTCGACCCACGAGCACTGCGCGTCACCGAGGAGCGGCGACTTCATCGCTGGCGCAGCGGCGACGTCAGCGAACGCGCCGAGCGTGGCGCGCAGCGCGAGTTTGCGTGAGCCGTCGAAGGCCGTTGCGGTCGATGCCATGATTACCTCACAAACGACGATGCGCCAAAACCGGGTGTCATGCGAAATCCAGCCGGCGGGCTGCTGATGACTTGCAGCCCTTCATCATCGAGTTCTTCCTGCGACAGCGTCGTGATAACGCATCTGCACTGAAAACCAGCAGGCGGCGAGATGTTGGCGAAGCTACTGTCGTCAGCGCGCCACACTTTGCGATTCATGGGCGCGTGCTCAGCGCGGACGCGACTGTCTTGCGCCGTCAGCCACTGCCTATACGGGCGAGCCTCGAGGACGTCAGGATCGTTCATCTGCGTCCAGCGGCCAGCGCCGTATGCGCTCGCGACGTTGGTGCGGTAAACGTTCTCGAGGTAGCTGGGATCCTGCGGCGCGATGCCGAGCGTGATCGTCTGGTCTTCCATCGCGCGCCGGAAGTCGCGCAGCGTGTTGCCCTCTTCGAGCGTGCGCTGTAGCTCCTCGACAGCGCGTCGCGAAATGACGTCGAGCTGCTCGTCGGTGGCCAGCGCAGCGCGGCGACGATACGCGCGCAGCACTTCCTCGAGGATGGCCGGGTCGCCTCCGCGCTCGCGCCAGAAGGCCACCGCTTCTGCGAATGGCATCTTGAGGAATGCGGGCCGCAGGTCGATGGCGAGCTGCCGCTGCGCGCCCTGCGGGTCGAGCTCCACGAGGCGCACGAACATCGGACCCGCGAGGTCGCTCTTGACGCTGGCTTCGTAAATCAGCGCTTCAAGGTCGGGGTCGCCCTTGAACGCAGCCACCGCCGCAGCCACAGCGTCCGCGCCACCTAGCGCCGCGGCTGCGATGGCCTCGCGTACGGGCGTGAAGCGGACGACGCCCTCTAGCGTGGTTTCTGCGGCGACGACGTAGGGTCGCCCGATGACTGCGCGTACGCGCGCCTGATCGGCCTCGTCGCTGAGAGCGAGGACGTCTGCGAAGTCACCGACCTCGTCGACAGTGCTGGCATCCCATGCGCCGAGCCCGGCGACGTCGAGAAAGGGCGCTCCGCGGACGCACCTCCGAGCGTGTCAGCGGGCGTCACGGCCTCAACCGATGGCGAGCCCGTCTCGACT